GCCTGCAAAGTTGTTTATGTACAAACAAACTACGATAGCAGCTGAACTGGCTAAATGTATTATGCTTTGTGCCAATTGCCATAGGATTGAACATGCAAAACAATAGCCTAATTATACCAACGCTGAGATATCTGGCAGAAAAGTACAGTTAAATCATGACTTTCACCATAACCCTTCCACCAATTAACCTATATTCAATAGGACCCTGTAAAATGAGCACCAGAGCCGAAACCCTAGACAAAGCCAACTCGATTGTAAATGGAGCACGAGCCGACCAATACGGTGGGCCAGAAGACAGCTTCAGCCGCATTGCTTCTCTGTGGTCTAGTTACCTCACCTCCCCAGAGCTAAGCTTTAGTTTTTCTTCAGCAGACGTAGCTTGTATGATGGCCCTGCTCAAAATAGCACGCTTGCGCAACAGCCCAGACCATGAAGACTCTTGGGTTGATCTTGCTGGCTACGCTGCCTGTGGATCAGAAGTTTCCTCCATGCCAGAAGAGGTAGACTTTGATTTTCCTACAACGCTAGCTGGTGAGGAGTATGATCCAGTGTGGGAGCAGAAGTACAAGCCTCAAGTAAACGCTGACGGCTCTTATCCACGTGATGGTTGGGTTGCTCATGGCTGGGATGAAATGCCAGAAGAAGCATTCCTAGGCTCTAAAACCAGGATGGATGAGTACTCTTGGCAAGGGACAAAGTGACATGGAGCAATACCTCGAGACGTGGTCCGGCCTCTTCTACGAGTTTTTAGATCCCAAACCAGAGCAAATAGACATAAATGACATAGCAGTGGCTCTGAGTAACAAGGCAAGGTTCAGTGGACACACCCAGTTTTACTCAGTGGCTGAGCATTCTGCGGCAGTGGCCAAACGTCTACCAAGGAGGCTTCAGCTAGCAGGCTTGCTGCACGATGCTGCTGAGGCCTACCTAGGAGACATCCCAAGCCCGTTGAAACACTGGCTGCCAGACTTTAAACGTATAGAAGCCATCAATGAGCTTGCAATTAACAAGGTGTTTGGGTTAGACTCCCTTACAGAGGAGGATTGGAGAGCAGTTAAACGGGCTGATCTACAGGCCCTGTTCAACGAAGCTCACGCTCTGGTGCCTTCTAGGGGCAGAGACTGGAGCATGTTTAAGGGAGGATCGTGGATTACAGATGACATCTACCCAATGTGCCATACACCAGGGGAAGCCTACAGGCACTTCATGTTTATGTTTGACAACTTGACGAATGACAACTTATGAACTATCATAACCTTGCTGAACTTAAGGAGCTGCTTGCGGCTCGCTACACGGTCGTTGAGATCTGTGAGATTTTGGGTCTGTCTACCCACATGCTCGTAGAGCTTCTTTCATCAACAATAGAAGAAAACCAAGACAGTCTTGAGGATCTTGTACGTGAATGACATTGACCGGGAGCGTCAGGGGCACAAATATCGTCAACGTATTCAGGAAACTAGAGATGCGGAAAAAGAAATTAGAGAGTACGCCAGAAAACATTCAAATGTCCGAGACCCTGAGGAAGACGGCGGGGATTACTTCCGCAATAACTCAGGGACACAAATGCCCAGTGTGCAATAGCTGGATCAACCGTAAAAACAAGGGCGTTTGCATGCCCTGCTACATTAAAAGAAAACAAAATGAATGACTACAGAAAGTATATCCACAAAAGTAGGTACGCTCGCTGGCGCGACGACCTAGGCCGAAGGGAAACATGGGAAGAAACAGTGGCTCGCTATTGTGACTTCTGGGCTAAACGCTACCCAGATGCGTTCCCCTATGATGAGGTGTACCAAGCCATCCACAGCATGGATGTGATGCCCTCTATGAGAGCCCTCATGAGTGCTGGTCCTGCCTTAGAGCGTGATCATATTGCGGGTTATAACTGTTCTGCAATACCTATTATCGATCAGCGCTGCTTTGACGAGATAATGTTTATATTAATGAACGGTACTGGAGTAGGTTACTCCGTGGAGAGACAGTATGTATCAAAGCTTCCTGAAGTGGCTGAGGAGTTTCATGACTCGGAAACAACAATTAAAGTTGCCGACAGCAAGCAAGGATGGGCAGGTGCACTACGTCAGCTTATCTCTCTCCTCTATTCGGGACAAGTACCCAAGTGGGATGTTAGCGGAGTTAGACCTGCTGGTGCTAGACTTAAAGTGTTTGGAGGGCGTAGCTCTGGACCCAAACCGCTTGTTGATTTATTCGGATTTACTGTTAGTCTTTTTAGAAAAGCAGCTGGTAGGAAACTCACCAGCGTTGAATGTTCCGATCTCGTGTGTAAAATCGCTCAAGTGGTGGTTGTCGGAGGAGTCAGAAGATCGGCTCTTATTTGTTTGTCAAATCTTACAGATGAGCGGATGCGAGCCTACAAGACTGGTCAATGGTGGGAGAACGAAGGACAGCGGGCTTTAGCAAACATCAGCGCGGCTTACACAGAGAAGCCGGACATTGGCATATTCATGAAAGAATGGCAGGCTCTGTACGACAGCAAGAGTGGTGAGCGCGGAGTGTTTAACCGGGTTGCTGCTAAGAAGCAAGCAGAGGCCACTGGTAGGCGAGATCCAAATCATGACTTCCTTACCAACCCTTGTGCTGAGATAATACTTAGACCCATGGGGTTTTGTAATTTAAGTGAGGTCGTAGTAAGAAGTGCAGACACTTTTGATGATTTACAGAGGAAGGTGCGTATTGCTACAATTATAGGCACGTTTCAAAGCACCCTCACTGACTTCAAGTACATCCGTAAGCAATGGAGAGTAAATGCAGAAGAGGAGCGGTTGTTGGGTGTTTCAATGACTGGTATTATGGATCATCCAATGCTCAACGGGAGCATGGAAAACGACGCTGGTTATTGCAACATGTTCTGTGGGGATGAAGATACAGACCTAGCGAATGTTTTACGTAGGCTTAAGCTTGAAGCAATAGACACGAATAAAGAATGGGCAGAGAAGCTTGGCATTCCACAAAGCGCATCAATACACACAGTTAAACCATCTGGTACGGTGAGTCAGCTTGTAGACGCTGCTAGTGGCATACACCCCAGGTACAACCAGCATTATGTACGTACAGTACGGGCCGATTCTAAAGATCCTCTGGCAAAGTTTATGCAGGAGCAAGGGGTGCCTAACGAGCCAGACGTTACCAACCCAAACAACTTGGTGTTTAGCTTCCCTACGAAAGCACCAGAAGGGTGTGTTACGCGCAGCGACAGAAGCGCTATTGAGTCCCTGGAGCATTACTTGGTGTTTCAGAAGAATTGGTGTGAACACAATGTGTCAATTACCGTGTATGTAAAGGAGCATGAATGGTTAGAGGTGGGAGCTTGGGTATATAAACATCTAGATAGCATTGGAGGCGTGTCCTTCTTGCCTCACTCTGAGCATGTGTACCAGCAAGCCCCCTATCAAGACATCACAGCAGAGCAATATGAAGCCCTTAAAGCTTCTTTTCCACCCATCGACTGGAAGTTGTTTGACTCTTACGAGACAAGCGACACCACCACTACAACCCATGAGCTGGCATGTTCAGCAGGACAATGTGAAATATGATTGATATCAACGTACAAACCGAGTTTGGCTTCCTTGTTGGCTTTTCTTTAGCTGACAGAGACGAATGTGAAGAGTTTGAAATACAATGGGGCATTACAATTGCTTTGGGTATATTTACCATAAGCGTTTGCAAGCATTGTGGCCCTGGTGAGGAGAAGCCAGCATGATAGAAGAAGGCGGCCTCATGCACACTTATGAGGTCAAAGTCCCTAGCGAAGTATTCTTCTTGTTTGCCAAGATGATGCAGAGCTTGCAAGTTGACTTCTACCTCAAGTCTGTTGACGAAGCATAAAAAAAGCCCCAAGGAGCGTAAGTTCCAAGGGGCTTTCTTGTTTATAAGTCTATACACTTATACACAAGTGTAGAGGTTTTGTACTATACTTATTCGTCAAATACCCATTGTTGTATTTCCACTTGCTTTGCCATTCTCTTTGCTCTCTCAGGAGTTTGCACAGCCCACTTGCTTTTCAGCATTTGCTCTGATGCCTCCTTGTACTTACCATCCTTGATAAGACCCAAGGTTGTGGTAAAGCCTAAAACACCAGCAACTCCCATTTGAAACGCCATGTTGACTAAAGCACCCCGCACAGGTTCAGGGGCTGCCTTTAGCCAGGGAAGTGCTTTAAACAAATCCCTAGACTTACTCTCAATGTCATTGCTCAAAAGGTAGGAGATCTCCTCTTGCGAAAGACCTCCTCCTCGTCTCTTGTCAATCAGTCTACCAATTCCGATGGTCCAGAAACCTAATGAGTCTTGGTAGGCGTGAGCCACCACACCCTCATCAATTCGTAGCTGCTTGTTTAGGTTTTCTAGCATCTTCCAACTCCTTTAGTTTCTTAAGCATTAGCATAGAACGAATGGTTTTCTTAGGATCACTGGCAATCTTCTGTAGAGCGTCTAGGCGCTCCTCCCGGAGCCTTTTCTGATGCTGCTCATTCCAACCATCTGGATTGCCTCCAATCTCCCGGAGCAGTTCTAGCTTGGCACCAATTTTCTTACCATTGCGTACATCGCTGTACATCGAATCCAGCAGAGCTTCTTGCCTAAGCTTAGACTCAGAGACCAGTAGCTTATCTTTGTACAACACATCACTCTGCACAACCTCACCAAGACTCTTAAGACCAAACTTAGCTAGCTTTTGGTCTTCTGGGGTTCTACGATAACCAACCCCCTTACCCATTTCCCTGATGTCTTTCCTCGAGAATGGAATAGCAGTACCATCATCAAAACTGGCCTGTGTGTAGGGCTCCAACAACGTTTGAGCAATGAACTCCTTAACCCCAGGAGGAGCTACGTTTAAAGCAGCCTGACTCCATTTAACAGGATCATCGTAGGCAGCAGTTGCTTTGACTACCGAGTTGAGCTGACCAAACAAGTCAGCCACCATACCACCAGGAATACCGGGAGCATCAATTAGACTAGGAGCAGATACACGGGTGTTAAAGCCAATGCCTGTCATCGAACTCAAAGAACCATAAGCAAGGTGTTCTCCTAAACCAGGACCAAACTTATCTAGTAAAATGCCCTTGATGTTCCAGTCTTTTACCTCATTCCACATGCTGGTAGGTAGCATATTTGCTTTGACAAACTCCCAAGCCTTGTCCAAGTCAGTGACCAAAGGCAAGCCCATGGCGCCACCGATCATCCCCTGTACAACCAGCCCAGTGAAGAAGGGCCTAGGGTTTCCTCTAGCAAGCTCTCTGCTGAAGTAGCTCCATTGGTTAAACCAGTTGACGTTAAACGTTTGCAGCGTGTTGAAGGCACTACCGACAAGACCAGCCTTAGCAAATATAGGGGCTTTCTCTGTGTTCCGTGCATCACCCATAGAAACGTTTGTATAGTCTTCAGCCATCTTGTACATCTGTCCTTGTTGATCTGGACCAAACCTCCCACTTTCATGTAAATGCTGTACAAAGCTCATGTAAGCAATGCCACGTGTATATGTGTCAGGTAAAGAAACAGTGCTAGACACAACCCTACCTGCAACATTACCTTGACCAATTGGAGTTTCATCGTAAGCACTTCTATTGGTCACAGAGTTGTTCTCTGCATATTCTAGAGCTGCCTTCATGTAGCTTGGTAGAGCCGCATACTTACCCGCATCTTGCTTACCACGAATACCGTCAACTGTGTGTACAGTACCTAGTTGTAAACCACCAATAAGACCCATAACACTTGTAGACAGTGGGTTGTGTTTAAACCCCTTAGCTGATAAGTCACTGTGCCAAGCGCTGGTGTTAGCAATTTGAATTCCAGACACTGCTGCATAGCCCACAGAAGTCATAAGCTTTTGTGTAATCCAGAAGAACTTCAAACCACCAACAATATCTCCTACCGCTTTAGGGGAAATACCAAATGTCTTACCTAAAGCATTCTCAACGGCACGAATATGCTGATTCTCAGCAAAGCCCAACGCATTCTGCACATAGTCTTGAGCCCACTTAACCTGCTCAGGATTCTTAGCAATTAGCTCCTCGTTTGACAAGATCTCCTTCAAGTTTGGCATGGCTTTCTGTATCTCAGACCACTTTGAAGCATTCTTTGCATACTGGATTTGCTGTTGAAAGAACTGTTTAGCATCCTTCTCAGGATTCATCCAGGGCCTATCCCCAACGTAGCCACGCATGCCTGTCTTCTTCTTAAAGTGCTGGGTGTTAGCCAGAGAAGCATTACCTTGACCAGCGTTCTCCTCGTCAACAATCTTCTTGATTTGCTCTACCACAGGGTTATCTCTACCAAGAATGTCGAGCATTGTCGTGTAAGCACTTTGCAAGTCGTTAGTCTCTGCTCCACGGGCATTAAGCCTATCAAACTCACGGCCTATTGTAAGACCTTCAACCTTCTTCATCAGTCTTTTAGCATCCACCATGGCGCCCATCTTGGTGTTTGCCCGAACCTTCCAAACAACCTCACCTTTAGCGTTCTTCAGCTCAACACCAAAGTCACCATCCCAGCGAGCAGCGTGGTAAGCTTCTATACCTGTGACGGGTTCCTTGCCTTGAGCAGCACGACCTTCGTTCTGAATACGTAAAACATTATCAAACAACTCACGCATAGCTTGATGACTACGCACTTGCTTAGGAGAGAAACCAGCTTGTGATAGTTGTTCTGGTGTATAGCGAATGCCACTGTCAAGTTCCTGCTTCATCACAGCATTAAGTTCAACCAAGTCAGCAGGTGCTAGCTTCCTAAACTCTCTCTCAACAGGAACAATGTTCTCACGTGTCCACTTCTCGCTGCGTTTACCAAAGTTCTGCACAATGTCACCCACGCCCTCTATAAGGGGGCTACGGCGCTTTAAAGCCTCCAAGGTAGCCCCAGCACTGAAAGACCTGTTTGCACCTTGTGTAGAGGCTCCTAGCTGTTTAGCAACCACACTACTAGCTAGTGGGTCTGGCTGTATTCCAACCGCCTTCTGGCGAGAGATAATTGAGTTGACACGGTTTACAGCATCTGTCTCTTGAACAGGACGAGTCCTCAAAGGCTCGGTAAGCCTAGCAAACCCATCAGCTATTGCTTGGAAATCTAAACCACCACGCTGGCCTTTAGGGACGCTGTACACACCTCTACTCTTTAAACCTTCAACCATCTTAGCCCCCACCTCAGTTTGGGCTCTTCCAGGCTCAATGTTGTAACCAGCTTCACGTACAGCCGTGTACATAGCCTCAGACAATCCACGCTGACGAAATTGCTCAGCCACCAGAGCATTCTCTGCTGTAAGCACAC